CAAAACTTGGTGATGCAAAATATCGTTATGGATTTACTGGTACATTAGATGGAACACAAACACACAAATGGGTCCTTGAAGGATTGTTTGGACCATCTTATAAAATTATTAATACAAAAGAATTACAAGATGCTGGATACTTAGCTAAATTAGGAATTAAAGTTTTACTTTTAAAACATGATCCACAAAAATTTGAAACTTATGAAGATGAAGTTCAATATTTAATTGGGCATGAAAAAAGAAATAAGTTTATCAAAAACCTTGCTCATGATTTAAAAGGGAATACTTTAATACTTTTTAGTCGGGTCTCCGCACATGGACAGGTTCTCTATGACTTGATAAATACTAGTGAGAGAAAGGTATTCTTTGTTCACGGTGGAGTGGACGTTGAAGAACGAGAAGAGGTAAGAAGGATTACTGAACAAGAAAACGATGCAATCATCATTGCCTCTTTTGGAACATTCTCAACTGGAATCAACATAAAAAATTTACATAACGTTATTTTCTCATCACCAAGTAAGTCTAGAATTAGGACACTACAATCAATTGGTAGGGTACTGAGAAAAAGCGAAAATAAAATTAAAGCAACATTATATGATATAGCAGACGATTGTAAAAAGGGATCAAGAGCAAACTATACTCTAAATCATCTCATCGAACGTATCAAATACTACAACGAGGAGAAATTTAATTATGAAATCATTCAAATCAAAATCTGATGATCTATACGATGAGTTTTATGCTTCAGTAAAACTTATCAGTGGTGAAGAAGTTCTTTGTCTTCTTATAGTTGATAAAACAACACATGAGCATATTATTATGGATAATCCTGTTGTATGTGAAGAAATTCGTTCCCCTGGAACGAATGCACCCGTTGGGTACAAATTTGAACCATGGATGAAATTGACGGATGAACAATGCTTCTTATTAGAAACTTCTAAAGTTATTACAATTAGTGAGATTAAAGATGATGATATTATTGAAACATATAAACATATTGTAAATACTGGATTTAAACAGTCTCATCCAGACATTAGTAAGGAGATGGGATATGTTTCATCAGTAGACGATGCTAGAGCTCTTCTAGAGAAGCTTTATAAAGCTAAAAGTAACTAAGCTATATCACTTTCAACCCTGACAGAGTTATCATACTCATATTTGAACATCTTGTCAAGCTATGCTATAATTGATCAATGATTTGTAATGATAATGACAAGAAAAAGATCAGAGCACTACGTAAACAACAAAGAATTTCTCACTGCTATTGTTGCTTACAAACAAGAAATTAAAGATGCTGAACATTTAGGAAAACCAAAACCAAGGATTACAAATTACCTCGGTGAATGTTTTTTAAAGATTGCTACGCACTTGTCGTATAAACCAAACTTTGTGAACTATATGTTCAAAGACGACATGATTTGTGATGGAATTGAAAATTGTGTCCAGTATATTAATAACTTTAATCCAGAAAAATCTAGCAATCCTTTTGCATACTTTACTCAAATTATTCACTATGCTTTTCTTCGTCGTATTCAGAAAGAAAAGAAGCAATTAGAGATTAGACAAAAGATTATTGAAAGATCTGGATATGACGAAGTTTTCGTCGCAGACGAAAGTGATAAATCATCCGAATATAATTCTATTAAAGACGCAGTTCAGTATCGCCTTAACCGATGAGTAATTACGAATGGATTGATGATTGTTTCCGAATCGAAAAGAAGAGGTGGGGAACATGGGCTTCCTTTGATAAAGATGGAAACGAAATAATTACTTCTCTACATGAAGAGAATTGTATTTCTGCAACAAGATGGTATATTCAAGCGAAGCAAGAGGGGTTTCCAGAAACATCCACTAAGTATGAAGGGGAAGTTGGTGGAAAATTATGAAAGTAGCTATTATCACAGATCAACATTTTGGGTTTAAAAAAGGATCTAAACTGTATCATGATTTCTTTTTAAAATTTTATGATGAAGTATTTTTTCCAGAATTGCAGAAACGTGGTATTACTACTGTCATCGACATGGGTGATACTTTTGACAGCCGTAAGACTATTGATTTTTGGTCTTTGGATTGGGCAAAGAAAAATTATTTCGATCGTTTACGAGATATGGGGATTGACCTTATCTCAGTCGTTGGAAATCATACTGCATTTTACAAAAATACTAACGAAATTAATACTATTAATCTTCTTTTACGAGAGTATAATAATATCAATGTTATTGTTGATGCACAGGAATTGACTGTTGGTGGTTTAAATGTACTATTTGTTCCTTGGGTAAACACTGACAATACAGAATTTACTTATAACAAAATCAATGACACCAAAGCAAAAGTTGTTATGGGACATTTAGAACTCAATGGGTTCTATGCACATTATGGATATACCATGGAAGATGGTGCAGACATTCTTCCTTATGAAAAATTTGACCGAGTATTTTCTGGACATTATCACACTCGCTCTGACAATGGAAGAATTTTTTACCTAGGTAATCCTTATCAAATGTTTTGGAATGATGTATATGATAAAAGAGGTTTTAATATCTTTGATACTGAAACGTATGAATTAGAGCCAATTGATAATCCTTTCACGTTATATGAAATCATTAACTACAATGACACTCCAAGACAACTATTTAAATTTAATGATTACGCAAATAAAATAGTTAAAGTTGTTGTTAAACAGAAAAGTAATGAAAAAGACTATGATCGTTTTCTAGATGCTTTAATGAAAGCAAATCCATATGATGTAAAGATCGTTGAAAAAATTGATAACATTTCTTTCGATGACGAAATTGTTAATCAGACTGAAGATACTATGACACTTCTTGATAAGTATGTTGATGATTTGGAGACAGATCTAAATAAATCTAAGATTAAAAGTCTAATTAAAAATATCTATCAGGAAGCGTGTGAGGTTATGTAATGTATATCATTACAATTAAAGGGAAGTCTGATGATGGTGCATATGCAGTAAAAGATGAGTATGGAGAAAAAGTTGTATTTTTATTTGAAGAAGAAGATGATGCAATAAGATATGCATTATTAATGGAAGAAGATGGATGTCCTGAAATGGACGTTATTAAAGTTAATGATGCTGTTGCAATAGGTGCATGTGAAAAAGCTGGAGTAAGATATACTATAATTACCGAAGACGACATTGTAATTCCCCCACGAGATAATGATTGAGTTTAAAGAAATTCGTTATAAAAATTTTCTTTCGTCAGGAAATCAATTTACATCGATTAAGTTAAATCAAAATACAAATACATTAATTGTTGGACAAAATGGAGCTGGAAAGTCAACCATTCTTGATGCATTGTGCTTTTCCTTGTTTAACAAACCATTTAGAAAAATTAATAAAAATCAGATCATTAACTCTACGAATGAAAAAGATTGTGTAGTAGAAATTGAGTTCAATGTAAACAGGAATGAATATAAAGTTATTCGTGGTGTTAAACCTGCTATTTTTGAAATTTATCAAAACGGCAAAAAATTAAATGAGGATGCTTCTGCACAAGACCAGCAAAAAATGTTGGAGCAGGGAATACTTAAATTAAACTATAAATCTTTTACTCAGATCGTCATTCTTGGCAGTGCATCGTTTGTTCCCTTTATGCAACTTCCTGCTGCCCATAGAAGGGAAGTAATTGAAGATTTATTAGACATTAAAGTATTTTCTTCTATGTCTGAAATTTTAAAAAGTAAAATTAAGGATGCTAAAGAGACTGTCAAAACTTTAGAGTTGAAAAGAGAAAGCATTGCTGATAAAATTGTAATGCAACAAAACTTTATTAAGCAAATTGAAGAGACTGGGCAAAATGATATCAAAGATAAACAGACGAAAATTTTTGAATTTGAAAAAGAAGTTTCTAATTACAATGAAAGTATCTCCAGTCTTCTACAGGAAGTTCAAGACAAGCAGCAGCAAATAGAAAAATATTCTGATGCTTCGGATACTCTTCGTAAACTTGGAACTTTCAAAGGTAAAATTGGAAATAAAAAACAAAACTCTGGTGATGATTTAGAATTTTTCAAAAAACATTCGGTTTGCCCAACATGTACGCAAACTATAGAAGAAAAGTTTCGTGTAAATAAAATTGAAGAACTCCAGCAAGTTTTAAATTCTTATGAAAGTAATCTTCAAGAAATTGAAGATACGATTAAAGAAGAAGAAGAACGCGAGCAAGCGTTCTTTGGACTTCAAAGGGAGATATCAAAATTACAAAATGAAATTTCTCAAATCAACATTCGTATTTCTAACTCAAACAAATCAAAATCAAATCTTGAAAAGGAAATTCAAACAATTACCACCAGACTTGAAAATAAAAATATTGAACACGAAAAGTTGAGTGAATATAAATTCAATCTAAGGCAAATACTTCTAGATCTAGAACAACTTAAGGAAGATTATAGTTATTATCTTCAGGCAAATATTCTTCTAAAAGATGATGGTGTAAAGAGTAGTATCATTAAAAAATATTTGCCACTTATTAATCAGCAAGTCAATAAGTATTTGCAGATGATGGACTTCTTTATCAACTTTACATTAGATGAAGAGTTTAATGAGAAAATTCAAACACCAATCCACGAAAACTTTTCATATCCTTCATTCTCTGAAGGGGAAAAGATGAGAATTGATCTATCACTATTATTCACTTGGAGAGAAATTGCA